TAGAAGAACATTTTCAAAAATTAAAAGCACTTCCTCAACCAGAACAAAGATCTAAAGAATGGTTTGAATATCGTCACGACCGTATTACTGCTTCAGATACTGCTGCTGCAATTGATGAAAATCCCTATGAACCAGTAGAATCTTTTATTCTTAAAAAATGCGACCCAGACTATCAATTTTTAGATAATGCAAATGTATATCATGGAAAAAAATTTGAATTAATTGCAACAAAAATTTATGAACATATTAATAACGTTCAAGTAGTTGAATTTGGTGCATTACCTTCAGAAATACATTTATTTTTAGGAGCATCACCAGATGGAATTTGTTCTGCAAAAACTCTTGATAATAAATTTTCAGATAAATTAGGTACAATGTTAGAAATTAAATGTGTTGCACCAAATGGAAGAACAATAGAAACATCGGGAATAATTCCAGGTCATATTTGTCCATATTATTATTATTTACAAGTTCAACAACAATTAGAATGTTGTGAATTACAAACATGTGACTTTTGGCAATGTAAATTAATTGAATATAAAACACGTGAAGACTATTTAATAGATAATTGTCAAAATACAAAACACAAAATCGGTATAAATGGACAAAGTATAAACATAGATGATAGAATTAAAAAAGGAGTTTTACTTCAATTCTTTCCAAAAATATGGAAACCAGAGTTTGTAGAAGATAATATTGAATGGAAAAGTAAATTTATCTATCCTCCAAGATTAGATATAAATTCTTATCAATATGATGAATGGATTGCTAAAACAATGTCTGAATTAAATGAAAAATATCCAGATATTATTAAAGATTATTCATTCAATAAAATTATTTATTGGAAATTAGAACAATCACATAATCAACCAATAGAAAGAGATAAAAAATTATTTGCATCTATTTTACCAATTTTAAAACAAACTTGGAAAAAAGTTAAATATTATCGTGAACATTTAGATGAATTACCAAAATTAAAACAAATTGTTGAAAAAAGAAAAAAATATATTAGAACAGATACAGAATTTAAAATTGATAATGATTTAATTAAAAATAATGTATTATTTTTAGATGATTTTAAACAAACCAAAACTAAAAAAGAAGTTGTTTCTAAAAATCTAAAAAAAGAGATTGAATGTGATTTTATTGAGGATGATACTAAAAAAATTAAAAAACAATTAAATAAATCAAAAACATCAATAAAAAAAGAAGAATCTGATAAAGAAGATGATGGTGAATATAAAAAGTTACCTAAAATTAATTTTTTAAATAAGACACCATTTAAAAATGATGATAGCCAATGTGATTTTATAGATTAATATTATGTAATTTACAATTATTTCTTCCACAAGCTTGTCCTTTTCTTAATCCAGATTTAAGAATAGATTGACATAAATATTCATTTTCTTTATTTAATTTATGATAACAACAATTAGTTCTACCACAATATTCTCCTTTACGATTACCTGTTGTAAGCAAAACTTTACAATCATATTGAATAATTTTAGTTGGTTTGATTGATGCTATTCTTTGACAATAGGGACATTTTATTTTATTAGTTGTTTTATTTAAACAGTTACTATGATAATAGTGATTACAAGATAAAATTAATTCGTCATTTTCAATAGGTAAATGACAAATTAAACACTTTTCTTTTAACGATTGATTCATTTTTTCAATTATTTTATATAAAGAATCAAAATCCATATATTATATATAAAAATTGATATTTAAATAGATTCTTTATTTATCATAGTAGTTATAAATTATTTCAAGAATCTAAAAAGTATAATTCTATGATAAATTCAGATTATGAAGAATATAGTGAAGATGATGAAAAATATAGTGAATATGATGAAAAAGATAACGACGAAAAAGAAAGTGAAGATAACAATGAAGAAAGTGAAGATAACGATGAAGAAAGTGAAGATAACGATGAAGAAAAAAGTGAAGAAGAATATGAAGATGAATTAAACTATAAAAAACAAATTCTTAAATCTTTTTATAATTATTTAGAAGTTATTATTAAATCAATAGATGAAAAAAAACATAATAAAAAAATAATTAATAAATTATATTATATAGTTGATAAATATTATAAAAATAATTATGATAAAGAAATTCAAGTAAATTTAAAAAAAAAAGAAAGTAATATTTTTGAATCTTTTATTAATAAAACTATAGATATTAATAAAAGACTAATTAAAACTGAAGATATTATTAATTCAATATTGATTCTTGATAATTTTACTACTAAAACATTAATTTATTAATAGTTATTCATATTATTTAGGACTGTATTAGCTATTATAACATTTCTTAAATTTGGATCTATAGATTCTAACCATTGATAATATTCCGGTAAATAATTAACAACATATAGATAAATATAAAATAAAAAACTACCTAATGAAGTAAATAAAAACATATTTCTAAATACTTTTATTATTTTTTGTAATAATGGTGTTGTATTATCACGTTCAAGTGCATTTGATTTACTTATTAATAAAATTCCAATAATAAAAGAAATAATACATATAAATATATATGAATTTATTTTTAAACTTTGATATCCACTATTTTCATATAGATATTTAAATTTCATTATTATAAGTTTATATTTAAATTATTTTAAATTATAATTATTTAAATATAAAATTGCTTAATTAGAATAAGCAGTGCCAGCCATACCAGACATAACTCTTAATACGTTGTAATTGACAGTGTAAATATTTAAGTTATCGTCACTGCTTCCAGTTACGGTATCGTTATTTAAAGAAATATTAAGAGTAGCATTGTCAATACGCGAGAAATTGCAAGTGCCGCTGGGTTGATGGTCCTCGGGTTTGAGGGCAAAACTGTAGACATTGATACCATCAGCAGGGGTGTTGCTGAAGTGTTGGAAAGGTTGGACATAGTTAAAGTAGTTGCCATCTCTGCTTTGGAATCTATCGTGGCCGTTAAGTTGTAATTTGCCACTGGTAATTGGGTTAGAAGTGCAATCAACCCATCTTCCATAGTTAAAGTGGTCAGTAATAGATACACCATTACTAGCTAAGAAAGCAGCATTAGCTTTCCAATTTTCTAATTGAGTAGTAGTAGTAGTCATATCTTGAGCAGTTAGTTCATTTTTTAATATAACTACGTTACCTGGAACAGCTGTTACCGAACCAGTAGCAGCGTCAGCAAAAACTAATTGAGCATCAATTTTGGCTAACATATTAATAAGCTCTACACTAAGACCAGTTATAGCGACAGGAGCTTGAACTTCCCCATCCGTGGTTACTAAGGTAACCGATGTTGCAGTAGTATTTAAAGTTCTAGTAGATAACCAAAGTAATTTAGCAAATGTTTCACGTGCAGTTTCCCAGTCACCATCATCAGCATAAGCTAACCATTTATTAGAAGTATTGTAACTTTCTAAGTGGGAAGCCCATACTAAATATTTGCTAGGATGATTAAAGTTAAGTCTGTATTTATTGTTAGAATTGTTAGTTAAGGATTCAGAACCAGTGAATTGTAATTGTTCAATAAGATATTCGTGGCTGGCTTGAGCGAATCTTTTTCTTTCTTCCGAATCTAAGAAAACATAATCAATTAATAAGTAAGAATCAGCCATAGTAGGCATAGTTGGTTTAGTGGCACCTTTGTGGTTAACACATTCAACAGCATTGCGGTATTTAATGGTTACACGTACATCGTGGTATTGAAGAGCAATTAAAGGTAAAGCAAGACCATTGTGTCTGTTAAACCAGTAAGCTAAAGGTATATATAAAGTAGAAGAAGTGCGAGCATTCTTGTGTAACATTCTATGAACATCGTCATCACCAATCATAGCGGCATGACCACGTTCTTGTCCAATTTTATGGGAAAGTTCGTACCAGATGTTTAACCAATCACCATATTGTTCATCGATTTTGGAGCCACCAATTTCAATTTTGGTGGATTCAATTAAGGCATAGCCTAAACGTCTTACATATCCCCATTCAACAGTGCCAGCAATAACACTAGATAATTGAACGACAGCATACATATTAGTGATTAAATCACCGTTTCTGTTTAAATTGCAAGTAACAGTGCGGCCAAAGTCAGCAGCACCGTTGAAAACTTGTTGAATAGGTTCTACAGAGAAGTTAGTGTGTCTTCTGTAAACAACTTTGAAAAAAGTAATTTGAGGATTACCTGTTAAGTAAACATCTTGCGCGCCGTAAGCGACGAGTTGCATTAAACCTCCACCCATGGATATATACTTTACATAAGAAAAAATATTTAAATTTAAATTTAAATTAAATATATTTATTTTTTAATGAGTTTAATATATTTAACATTCAAATATATAATTTTTAAAAATATTTTTAAACATTTTTTAAATATTTTTAATATTTTTTAACATTTTTTAATATTTTTTAATATTTTTTAACATTTTTTAACATTAAATGATATAAAGTAAGTTTAATATTTATTATAATAATGTCTGGTTTCAGTCAAAAAAATAAAAATACAGATATTAAAAAAATATCAACATTAGAGAATAAACATCGACAAAAAATTAAAGAGTTTGAAATTGAAAAAGAAAGTTTTTCTTTATTAGAAAATAAATTAAATGAAATAAATATTGAAATAGATAAAAATCGTGAAAAATTTACTAATATTGAGCAACAAAAAAGAGCTACTTTATTAGATATAAAAGATGATATTGAAAGAAAAATACATTTATTAAAAAATAATATAACTGAAATGGATTATTATGATAAAACTGGTGATATTTTAATAAATTATTATAATATTAAAAATGTAGAAGACGACTCAATAGATTCAAAAAATATTTTAACTTTTTTATGTAAAAAAAAACAAGTTGATGAAAAATCAATAAATAAAATAAATAAAACAGAACTATTTGAAAAATATTGTCAAATTACAGAAGGTATTCGTGTTAATGTCGATGATGGTTCTAAAAGAATTAAATATTGTTTAGAATGTAAAATAGAAAAAATATTAAATCTAGTTGAATCATCTTATATTTGTCCCTTATGTGGTGATATGGAAGTAATTATTATAGATGAAGATGTTCAAATTAAAGACTATTCTCCATATAAAAGATTAAATAGATTTAGAGAATGGCTTAATGCTTTTCAAGCTAAACAATCACCAGAAATAGATAATTCTATTTATAATGAAATAATTAATGAATTAAATAGAAGACGTATTACTGATTTATCTATATTAAATAGAGAAAAAATGAGGAGTATATTAAAGAAACTTAAATTTAATTATTTATATGAACATACTCATTATATAATTAATAAATTAACTGGATTACCTCCACCAAAAATTACACGCGATATGGAAAAAATGTTTATTAGAATGTTTTTAATGATTCAAGAACCTTGGTTAAAATATAAACTAGTAGATAGAAAAAACTTTTTATCATACGGTTATGTATTACATAAATTCTGTGAATTATTAGAATTAGATCATTTATTAGATTGTTTTCCTTTACATAAACAATTAGATATTTTAATGGAAAATGATTCTATTTGGAAAAAAATATGTACATATTTAAATTGGGATTTTATTTCATCATTCAAATAAAAACTATATATATATAATGAACCATGTTCTTCATAATATATCTATGATAATGATATTAATTGGTATTATTTTATTAACACATAATTTAACAAAAAGTTATAATAAATGTCCAATAATTAGTCAACAAAAACAAGAATTAAATCAAAATACTATAAATCAAGATAGACCATCTAAAATTTTTAATAAAATGTTTAATTTACCTGATATATGGATGGGTTATGCTGATTTTGATACTAAAGAATTTAATCAAAAAATAATTTAATTAAAATATTTTAAAGAATAATTAAATAATAAATTAATGTCAGAAGTTGATTATTTAATTAAAGATTCTATTATTCCAGAAAATCAAAAATATTGTGTAATGTCTTTATTTATGAATGAAGATAAGAAAAAAATAAAATATATTCGAGTTAGTGGTGGATTTAAAACTATTGAAGATGCACAAGAACAAACACAAATATTAAAAGAACCAGGACATTATAATTTTGTAGCTGAAATGGGTTCTTGGAATGCATTTGACCCTTTATCAAATAATGGAAATTTAAATGATCAATTAAATAATATGATGAAATTATATTTAATGAGTATGCATAAAAAAAATTATGAATATGAACAAAGAAAATATGAAATGATTATTAAAAATATGGTAGATAATATTAAAGTAAAAGAAGATGAATTAAATGAATATATCTCTAATAAAGATGAAAATATGATATTAAAAATTACAGAACAAATTAAACAATTAGAAGAAAAAATTAAAGAATATGAAGAAAATTTAAAGTCTATTAATATAAAATTAAATAATATTGTAATAGATTCTAAATATACATCAGTTGAAGTAATAGATAATTTTAATCAAAATGTTTCAATTAAATATGAAGGAGTAGTTAAAAGAACAGAAGAAAAAATATCTGGCCAAAACTGGTATTGTGTATCTTTTTTAACCGAACAAGATAAATCTTTAGTAGGTATTAAAATAAGTGGTTGCTTTGATACAGAAGAGCAAGCAGAATCACAATCTTTGTCTTTACGTGATATAAATGATAGTTTTAATGTTCATGTCGGTGAATTATACAAATGGCAACCATTTAATCCAGAGCCAGATAGTGCTGAAGCTGGTGAGTCAGAATATGCAAATCCTCAATTAAATGATACTATGAAAAAGAAAAAAGAAAATGAACAAAAAGCAAAACTATATAATGAATATAGGAAGAATGAAGATATTAAAAAAGATATTGAAAATTTACTTGATAATAGAAAGAAAGAACTAACTGAAGATACACAAACAAGTTCTAATATTCTTGATGTAGATGAACAAATTAAGAATTTAGAAGATAAACTAAAAGAATATAATCTAAAAACAGAGGAATATATACAAAAACTCGGAAAACCATTACAAAATGAACAGTAAAATGTTAATTTAATGACATGTATAATATAAAATAAATTAATTTTTAAATAAAAATTAATTTTTTTTTTGGTTTATGTGACGCTTTTTTTTTGATTCCCTGGACCCCACGCTTTTCCTCTGATTCCCTGGACTCAACGTACTTATTCGCAAGTAGGGTCAAGCGACGCCGGCTTCCACACCAGGCTATCCTGCCATTCGCGGTAGTACGGGTTGTCATCACCCCATCTTAAGGAACGCAACCAGGTCACGCTCTAATAACAGCACTCACCATCGCATGATGGGCATGGACAGCAAGTCTTGTTAGAGTTTTCTGCTTTGTTTAAGAAGTACTTCTTATACCTCCTAAAACATAACAGATGCATTATATGCCCGCACTCGGAAATTCTAAGCAAATATCTATAGTTTTTTATATCAATCTCCTCCAAGCAAATTTGACAAATAACCCATCCTTCACGGATGAAGTTAATGGGCAATATTTCTAGAGCGTTCGCAACAGGTTCCTTTACCTCCTCCTTTACTTCTTCCTTCACTTCTTCCTTCGCATCCTCCTTCGCATCCTCCTTTACTTTCTCGTCCTCGAGATAGGTGAGTTGGTTGACGATGTGGCCGCTTTCCATGCCTGCGAAGGGCTTCTTAAAGATCTGAGCATCTGACATTGTTGCTGTTGCAGGCGCGTTGGGTATATCTGGTTTTTCCTTTTAAAACTAATAAAACCTTAAATTTTCAATTTTTTTATATTCATAATATTTAGTTTATGTAGTAATCAAAATAAAGTCAATTTAATTTTATCATAATTATTTGTTCTTCATATAGTATTTTTTATAAAAACGAATAAAAACAATTAAATCATGTTTAATTTTTAATTTTTTCATTAAAGATTAAATATGTTAATGTTTAATTTTTTCATTAAAGATTAAATATGTTAATGTTTAATTTTTTCAACAATTAATTTTATATTATTTCGTTTTTTTGCTATTATTTCTGCCGGGTCAAAAAGTGGTAATCTACGATTCCATTCTTTATCATAGTGTTCTTTATGATATTTTATATATTTATTAGTTCCAATAGTAAATTCAGGAACTTCTTTTGCACGATACCAATAAACTTTATCAGCTATATTTTTAGAATGAACGCGATTGTCGATAACCATAACACCAAAGTTATCAGTTATTTCTGTAAATACTTGTTCAAATACTTGTAAATTAGGAAACATACCAGCATAATGTTCATATAATCTTTTTCTATTACTTGGAAAATCTTCGGCTAATAAAAAAATATAATCAAAATTACTTCTTAATTCTGGAGGAATACCTAATGAAAATTGCATTGTTAAAATAAAAGACATATGATGATGTCTACCATTAAAAAATAATTCAAGAATTTGTGGGTCTTTTAACCAATCACCTTTACTTGACATACAATCATCCATAATTAACATAATTTCATCTTCTTTCATTTTTTTTCCTTCTTTTTTTCTTTTTTCATTATCTTGATTTAATTTAGATTGCCTTTCGTAAATTCTTGATAAAATTTCGGTATCAAATTGATCATAAATATATGTATCTGGGCAAAATTCTCCATAAAATTTATTTAATTTTTCAGTTCTTGAAATAACAACGGTAGGGATTTTTCTTTTATGATACATGATTTCTCGAGTTAAATATGATTTACCAGATGCTCTTTTTGCAACCATAGCAATTGTACAATAACGAGCCATTTTTTCAATTGGGAATCTTTTTAATTGTAATCTAGATGCACCAAACCCTATAGTTTTTACATTACTCATTAATATAGATCAGAAAAATTAATTTATGTTTATTCACTTATATATTAAATATTTTTTAATTAATTACCATTCGGGTAATCCAGTATAAATATCTAAATTTGAATAATTATTTAATGTTTCTATAGGTCTTTCTAAACTACAATTGTCGATAGAAGTTGAAGTAATAAATACAATAGGTAAAGATTCATTATTCCATAAAAGAACTAAACCGACAATAGTAGAAACTAATAAAGGTAATTTAATTTTATCATAATTATTTATTTTTCCTTTACATCTTTTTTGATTATCTACCATTTGAAACCAATAAATTATATTAAAAGTCATTATAATAATTAAAAAATATTTTAATTTAGGTGGAATTGTTACCATTAATATATATTAGAAAAATAATTAAAATATTAAATTATTATTTTAAGATATTAAATTCACTCAATTATTTTTCAAAAATTTTTTAAATCTATTTTGTGTAAATCAATTTTTAAATAAAAATTAATTTTTTTTTGGTTTTTTGCTTTAAAACATCACAACACATTTTTTTTCTACTTATACTGACTTGGTACATGGTAATGTTCGTGCTCAGAGAAGATAATATTACCAAGTTTATATTTTACACCACTATGACTATCTTTGAACAATGCATTTTTAAACTCACTATCGGGTATAGTAAAAATAATTTTGACACCTTCGGTATACTTTTTTACTGATATAATTTTTGAATTTGTCATGTTAAGTGCAAACATATTTTCTAATATTGTATTTACATCACGACTCTTAGTATTAGACATATCAATGTAATTTTGGATATCATAATATCTTATAGTAGTAAACCACATAGGTAGTTTTTTTACTGGTTCTGTCGGTTTTACTTGTACTATCTTACTATTTTCTCGAGGAATAATAGTAGTAGGTATTTTACTAGTCACAATTTGACTATATGAAAAAGTAGTCTTTTTGTTATTGTCATCATTATCACTATCATCCTCATCTTCGTAGTCACACCACCTACTCCGAACGGTATTTCCACCACTTGTGACAACGCTTTTTCCACTGCTTGAGACGACGCTTTTTCCATTACTTGAAACGACGCTTTTACTAGTGCTTGTGATGACACTTTTACTAGCGGTAGTAACGACGCTTATGTCGAAACTAGTTTTAACGCTATTATCTGCGCACATACCAACATTAGAACTATATACAGTGTTTGTATCGACGCTAGGTACAGCGACAATATCGACGCTAGGTACAGCGACAATATCGACGCTAGGTGCAGCGACAATATCGACACTTGTATTGACGCTAGGTACAGCGACAATATCGACCCTTGTATTGACGCTAGGTGCAGCGACAATATCGACACTTGTATCGACGCTAGGTGCATCGACAATATCGACACTAGGTTCAGCACTCGTATCGACAATATCGACACTAGGTTCAGCGCTTGTATCTGTACTATTATCTTCGCGTAACTTTATAAGTGCTTTTATCACTTCGTCAAATGCTTTTTTTTTATTGTCTACATGAAGATAATTTAAAACATTAAGAAGTATCGCGATAGCTTCCTCGTTGATTGTTGGCATTTTTGTCTTATTGGTAATTATTACTGTATGAAATAACTAAATACTTAAATTTTCAATTTTTATTTTAATAAAATAATATTATAATAAATATTTTCTAATTTTAAATAATATGAATGATTTAAAATTAGAAAGAATAATAAAATATATAATTATGGGTTTAGTTGTTATAATTGCAACTAGATATATACCAGATATATTAATACCAACTAAAGAATTAATTATGATTGGAGCAACTTCGTCAATTACTTTTGCAATTTTAGATATGGTTTCACCTGCCGTAAAAGTTAATAATAATAATTAAATATTTAAATAATTATTAAAAAATTTTCTTTTATTTAATGTAGAATCTTTAATAGAATTTCCACCTGTTTGATTTTGATTTTTAAATGGTTGAGATCCTATACTATTAGCAAAAATTTCTTGATATTCCTTATCATTAGTTTCTGGACGATATGATAGAGATGTTTCTAAATCAGATGCACCTAAATCATTTTCTAATACTTCTTTAATTTTTTGTTCTATATTACCACCTGTCATTTTTAAATTATCTTTTTGTGTTTTAGAATCACTTGTATTTGATAATGTTTGTATTTGTTTATTAGAAGATGTATAATTTTCAGAATTTACATCAGATGTTGATTTTGTAAAACTATCATTTTCATTATTTATTATATCCAATATTTTAGTATTTAAATCTGTTTGTTTTAATGGTTCATTATTATTACCTCCTTGTTGATTATTAATTAGAATTATTGATGTTTCTTCATCTAATTTTTTTAAATCTTCATATAAATCTCCTTTTAAATCTCCTTTTAAATCTCCTTTTAAATCTCCTTTTAAATCTCCTTTAAAATTTCCTTTAAAATCATATTTTGTATCTTCTTTTGTATCTTCTTTTAAATCATTATTAATTAATTTTTGAATATTTCTTTCTCCTATTTCTGATATATTTCTATCAAAATCAGGTACATCATTTTCTTCTAATTCATCATCAAGATATATTTCTAAAAGTTCTTTTAATGGTAATAATCTACGCAATGCCTCTTTTATAGCATCTTTCACTAAATTTATAGTATCTCTTTGATTTCTTTTTAATTCAATAGGAGAATATTGATGATACATTAAATAAGGATTATTCCATAATTCTCGTGCACATTCAATATAAATTTTATGAATAAAGTCTTCTAAATTAACATTTTTATAATATGATGATTCAATTTTATTTTGTAATTTTAAATGAGGGTTAAATGTAAGAATAATCATATTTGCTTTTATTGTAGCTTTTACTAAATTAGATAACCAATCACAACTTTTAGAATTTTTTAATATTCTTTCAGTTTCTTCATTAATCATTTCTTGTGTCCATTTTGGAATTTTTCTTAAAAAAGATTGGAATACTTTTAATATATTATCAGCACTATTTGATACGTTTAATGCTTCCGAATAAATTGAGGTTAATCCTTCGTAAATTAAAGGTGATAAAACATTTACTAAATTTATTGTGTATTCATTTTTTTTTTCTACAAAAAAATTTATCATATTAAAATATGTTAGATATTTTATTAAATTAAACTTAATTTAATTTTATTTAACCTATTCAACAAGAGCATTATTACTTCTCGAACCTAATATTTCATAATCATTTTTAGATACACATACACAACCACCACTAGTACCAATATTAGAACCTAAACTACAAGTTAAATTACTTGGTATATAATTTTTAAGTTCATCAGGTGATATATCATTTGGTTGTAATTCTTTTGGTAAAGGATATCCTGAATTTATACAACAAGATCTTGAACACTTTTTAGTATCTATTTTTGTAATCATTACTTTTTCCATTTTTTCAATTAATTCGTTTGATTCATTATTATAACATTCTTCAATATAAGGCATTATACAAATAAAAAATATAAAAATAAATACTGTTGAAATAATTAAAATTAAGTTATTTTCACCACTGCCTTTTTGTGTAAAACTATTTAAATTAAAAATCATATACTATATATTAGAAATTTTTATAATAAATATAAGTGTTACTATTTTAATTATTTATTAGCTAAACTTATATTATATTTTTTACTTAATATTTTTTTTTCTTTACTATTTAATAATAAAAAGTCTTGAGTTTTATCTATTTTAAGACATAACTCAATTTCTTTCACTGATATATCTTTTTTATAATTTTTTAAAATATTAATTAATACGTCTTCTTTACCTTCTTTAAATAAATTATTAGCTAATTGATTAATATATATAATTTCATCAATTGATTTATTTGAAATAATTTTTATTAAATTATTAATATTTTTTTTATTAATATTTTTTAATGATGTTTTATTTAAATCTGAACTAAATTTCATTTTATCTACTGATAATTTATAATTATTATTAATTTTATTTATCCAAAATGATGTATTTAAACAAGTATAAAATCCGTGTATATTTTGTAAATACCAATTTTGGTCTGTATAAATACTTGTTTCTATATTATCACCACGTGATAGCGAATCAGATGTTTTTACTAAAGAATAAATTACTTTATCCCAAGATTCATTAGATTTGGATAATATTTTTTTTAAATAATGTTCGTGTATCATTAATGGTAATAATACTTTTTCGGATTCATATAATTTAATTACTGTTTCATAATCATTATAATTATTTAATAATATTTCTGTTGCTTCATAAAGTCCAATATCAATATTTTTTTGTCTTGATTTATTAAAAAATAAATCTAATATTTCAATACTATCTATTTTTTTATAATGAAAAGATATTTCTTGTAAAATATTAATTAAACGTTTAATATCAAATTGTGAAAAATTTATAATTCTTTCATACAATATATCATCTTCTACTATTATTAAATTTTCATTTTTACATATTATTTTAATTAGATTTTTTATTTCAAAAGTAGATGGTGAAAAAAATCTAATTTCGTCACAATTCTTTTTTAAATCATTTAATAATTTTGAATGTTGATTATTTGAAATAAAAATTAATGGAAATG